ACGTCGGTGGACGTGGAGTCGGCGTACATGTCGATGGTGGGGCCGTCCACCGTCACCTTGCCGCCGATCTGCGCGGTGAACGTCGTCGCCAGGTCCGGCGCGTCGATGCTCGCGGACACGATGCCCCAGTTGCCGGTCGCGGCGATCTCAGGGGTCAGGTCCGTGCCCGCGTTGATCTCCGCCCGAGTCGGCGAGTTGTAGTTCGCGCAGGCCGGCAGCCAGTTGTAGTGCGTGGTCCCCTCGGGGATGTAGCGGGCCGAGGCCCCGATCGGTGTGGCAACCACGGCCTACTCCTTGTCCTTCTTCGCTGCGGTCTTGCTGGCGGCCTGCTCGCGCTCCGCGGCCTGCGCCTGGTTCGCCTGGTGCTCGGACAGCAGCAGCCACCCGGACATGCGGTGGTGCGGCACCGCCGAGGCAGGGACGGGCACGCTCGCCTCGGTGACGGGGTGGTACATCACGACGTCGCTCATGGGATCGCGATCACCGCCACGGCCGATGCGGTCAGCGTCCCCGCCCACGTCAGCGTCACCGGCCCCGCGCCGTACACGCTGGACGGCAGCGGGATCAGCTGGGAGGTGCCGGTGGCGACGACCACGTTGCGGCCGGTGACCGCCTGCGTGCCGTCCACGTTCGGGATCGGGATCGTCACGTTCGCCGACGCCGAGCTCGGGCCGACGACCCACAGGCCGATGCCGGGCCCGGTCGGGACGGTGTCCACGGCGCCCGTGGTGGGCAGCGTGAGGGTGATGACAGCACCCCCGTGCCCGGGGGCCTGTACTGCGAAAGCGGTCATGCGGGCTCCCTGTCAGGTGAACGAGCGGAAAAATGACGTCGAAGCTGGACCGGGCTGCGTTAAGGCGTGCCGATGAGCGCGGTCGCGCCGATGGTGAACACCGCGCGCACCGCCATCCCCCGGCCGGTCGGCCCCTGCTGCCAGTCGCAGCCGGTGACGCCCGCGTCTTTCACCCCGGGCGTGGTGCCGCCCAGCCCAGGGTCGCCGCGGAGCAGGTCCTCGACGGCGGACACGATCCCGGCCGCCGCCACGCGGAGGACGCGGACGTCGTCGCTCCCGGACCACGCCTGCGCCGTGCAGGGCACCTCCACCGTCTCCACCCGGTTGCTGCGGCCCAGGCCCTGCTGCCACTGCTGGGCGCTCGCGGCGGCGGCGGGGAGGGCACCCGCGGTCACGGCGTCGATGTCGTCCACGCCGACCCACAGCGCCAGCGGCCCCGGGTCGGCGGTGACCTTCGGCCCGTCGATCACGTTCACCGGCGGTGCCGCCTTGCCGAGAGTGGCCGCGCCCTGGAACAAGCCGACCAAGTAGTCGATGACCTGCGGGACGCGCGTCGTGGTGGTCATGCGGCCAGGAACGGGTTGCGCTGGTAGGCGGCGAGGAGCTGCACCGTCGTGGGGTTCGCCCTGATCACGGCGGTGGCGAACTCACCAGGCGCCTCACCGCCACCGCCGGGGGCGTTCTTCGCCCGGAACAGCGCCGCCGCAGTGATCAGCGCCGCAGTGTGCACGGGCTGCGGGACGGCAGGCCACCCGAACACGCCGGTGACCTGCACCCGGTCGGCGCGCATCAGCAGCAGCGGGGTCACCCAGGGGAAGGTGAGGCCGCCGACGGCGCGGATCTTCGTGTACGGCCAGGGCTCGCCGGGGTCGCCGGGGTTGTAGGGCAGCAACTGGTAGGCGGCGGCGGGCCAGGTGATGGGGAACGCGGCGTTGTGGGCGGCGGTGCCCGCGGGGTCGGTGGCCAGGGTGGTGACCGATACCAGGTCATCGACCCTGGTTTCGTACAGGCCGCCCGGGATGTAGGTGAGGGTGTCGGTGACCTTGTAGAAGTACCGTTCGCAGTAGCGGTCGACGGCGCGGGATGCGGCGGCGACCGCCGCGTCGACCTGGTCGTCGTCGCCGGCGGCGGTGATCTGCAGCCGGGCTTTGAGTTCTTCGGGGGTGCAGCAGTTCTGCTCGGCGGCGGTGGGCTCGCCCGGGTCGTAGACGTCGAAGCCGGCCGGGGGGGACACCCCGGCGCCGGTGCCCGTAGAAGTCCACCAGTACCGGTAGTGGCCCAGGGCGGCGAGGTCGGTGACCGGGACGTCTTGGTGGTAGGTGCCTGTGGCGTCGTGGGCGGGCGTGGTGTAGGTGCCGGTGGTGGTCCAGGTGCCGTCGGCGTCGGCGAGCTTCACCACCAGGGTCAGCGTCCCGGCGTCAACGAGGGCGCCGGTGGAGTCCCGGACGGTCGTGGAGACACGCACCGGCTGCCCCTGCGGGTACCTAGCCACCGGGGCCTCCTGTCCGTGTGTCCGTGGCCGTGAGAACGCCGCCGCTGCTGCCGCCGCTGGCCGTGGCTGCGGTCAGCACGCCGGCGGGGGCGTCGGCGGCGGTCAGGGCGCCGACGGTGAACGCGACCAGCGCGCTGCCCGTGGCGTTCACCGCCCCGGCGCCGGCGAGGGACGCGGCCGCGGCCTGGGTGGCGAGCGCGGCGAGGGTGGCCGCGCCCGCGGCGGTGGCCGTGGCGCCCTGCGCCGCCTTGGCGGTGGCGCTGCCCGCACCGGCGATGGTGGCGGACAGGACGAGCGCACCGGACGCAGTGGCTACGCCAGCGCCTGTGGCTGCTGCTGTGGCGCGCTGCGTGGCGGCCGTGGCCACTGCCCCGGCGCCGGCTGCCGTGGCTGTGGCGGCCTGCGTGGCGGCGGCGGTGGCCGCACCCGCGCCGACTGCGGAACCCGTCGCGGCCTGGGTGCCCGCGGCGGTGACCGCGCCCGCCCCGGCGGCGGTCCCCAGCGCCGCCTGGGTGGCGACAGCGGTGACCGACCCGGCGCCCGCGACGGCCGCGGCGCCGCTGCCGCCACCGGACGCGGTGGCGTTCACCGCGCCGGCGCCCGCCGCCGTGGCCGGGGCGACCTGGGTGGCTGTGCCAGTGACCGCACCCGCGCCCGCCGCAGCGGTGGTGGTGCCCGCGTCCTGCGTGGCCTTGGCGGTGGCCGCACCCGCGCCGGCCGGGGCAGCCGTGGCGGCCTGGGTGGCTGCTGCGGTGACCACACCGGCGGCCGTGGCCGTGGCCGGGGCGATCTGGGTGGCTGCTGCCGTGGCAGCGCCCGCGCCGGCCACGTTCGCCGTGCCGGTGATCACCCCGGACGCGTTCACCACGCCCGCGCCCGCTGCCGTCGCCGCGGCGGCCTGCGTGACTGCGGCGGTGACACTGCCCGCGCCCGCGACGGCCCCGGCGCCGGGAACGACCGTGCCGGACGGCAGGGTGAACGTCATCACCGCGCCGGTCCAGCCGTTGGTGGCGTTGCCCGCCACACTGGACGTGCCCGTCACCGACTGCACGCCGCTGGCGTTGGCGGCCAGGTCGTACGCGGCGTAACAGTGGTTCACCAGCGACGTGACCTTCAGCCCGGCGAACCCGGTGAACGCCGCCGGGTCGGTCCAGGTGATCGCGCTGGTGGCGGCCAGGTGCTCGAAGAACCCGGCGACAACCAGGTCCCCCGTCTTCGCCGTGCCCGCGGTCGCCACGGTGATGTTCGTGACCGCGCCGCCCGTGTTGGTGCCCGTGTCCGACGGCGCCGCGACAGCGGCCACGCCGGGGCCGGTGAACTCCGCGACGCTGACCCAGATCGACCCCGGGCCGGCGAACGTGAACGACGACAGGCCGCCCGGGTTGGCCGGGTAGTACCAGAGGCTGGTGTCGTTGACCGCGCCGTTGAAAACCTGCGGCCCCTGCACCCACCCGGCCGGGGCGGTGATCGACGCCCCCGACGGGCACCCCGTCACCGCGACCAGCAGGTTCCCCGCCGTGGAGTTCCCCGGCAGCGTGTTGGTGCTGGTGTTGGCCTGCGCGGCGGACTGCTGCACCAGCGACCACACCACCGGCGGCGCCGGCGGCAGGGCCGTGGACCCGGGCAGGTCAGCGAACCGGGCCCTCGACGGGCCGCGGCCCGGGTGCAGCACCGACGGCGCCCGGGCCGGGCCCAGGTCGGTGCGCGTGGTGGCGGCGGTGGTCAGCAGCTGCGCCGTCGCCGGCGCCAGCGTCACACTGGTGACGACCAGCCCCGTCGGGTCCACGTACGACCCGCCCAGCGGGAACGTCGCCGGGGCCGTGGACGACGGGTTCACCAGGGCGACGCCCAGCGAGTAGTGCCGCATCCACCCGGGGCCAAGGCCGCCGTTGACCTGGTACGCCGGCTCCAGCGGCAGCCCCAGGTTCACGTACCAGTGGTAGGCGCCCAGCGGCTCGCCGTAGTTGTACCAGCACGAGTCGGCGGTGGTGCCGTTCCAGAACAGGTAGTAGCTGGCGGTCGAGTACGTGATCGACAGGTAGTCGTTCTGCGGCACCAGCAGGTAGGAGTTCAGCATCGAGAAGACGCCCGCCGCGCCCGCGTCGATCAGAACCTGCATCGTCGGCGGCCACTGGCTGTCGGTGAACACCCCGGCGGCGCCGCCCCAGTTCGCCCAGAACTCCCGGTTCTGCCCGTCGATGGTCTTCTGCTGGAGCATCGCCGTGTACCCGGCGTAGTGGTCGGTGGTCCACGGGTTCATGCCGACGTTCGGCACCACCAGCAGCCCCAGGCCCCGGGCCACCGGGGCGATCGCCGCCACCGTGGCGACCGCGGCGTCCCGGTAGGCGTTGTCGGTGAGGAACTCCACGCACGCGTTCGGGTCCGCCGGGCCCGGCACCGCGGAGTTCATCCCGTGGCCCGGGTACATGTTGGTGTCGTCGAGGAAGATGCCGTCGAACCCGTCGGCGGCGATCGAGCCGAAGTGCTGGCTGGCCGCCGCCTGGTAGGAGGGCCGCTGCAGGTTCGCCATGTTCACGTACGGGAACCCGGCGTTCGGCACCACCGTGCCGTCGGAGATCTTGTGGCAGTTCCACGAGTCCGACGGGAACGCGGCCTCGTGCGCGGCGGCGTCCTCCTGGGTGACCAGGGTCGTCGGCCGCCCGTTGGAGTGCGGGCCGGCGATCATGCAGCCCAGGTTCTGGTAGGCGAGAACCTTCGACGACGGGTGCGCGGCCCGGATCGCCGCCAGGGTGGTGGCGCCGGGGCCGATGGTGTTCCCCGCGACGTACTGCTGGACGACGATGTGGGCGAACTTGTCCGGCGGCACCGACCCGTCGACCAGCCCGGTCGGGTCACCGGACCCGCTGGAGTCCAGGAAGTAGAACCCCAGGCTGCGGTACGGGCTGCCCGGCGGCGCCTGCACCCGGGTGATCGAGGTGTCCCCGGGGGCCTTGGCGAACAGCCCCCCGGGGCCGTAGCCGGGGTGCCAGGTGATGGAGTGCCGCGCCTGCGCCGTGTCCGGCACGTACGGCGGCGGCGGCGGCGTGGTGGTGGACCTCGGGGACTGGCGGAACCGCGCCGCCGGGCCCCGGCCCGGGTGGATCAGCGACGCCCCCGCCCCCGGGCCGAGAGGCGTCGCGGGCCCAGAGAACGTGGCAACGACCGCGACGTACCCGCCGGACGGGATCGTGCCGCTGAACGCCGCCGCCTGCGTGGCGGAAACAGCCTGGTACCCGGACCTCTGGTCGTAGGAGCCGGAGGCGTTGCTCTGCGTCGTCCAGGTCCCCGCACCGGTCACGGTGGGGACCGCGCTGGTCGCGGTGCAGGCGCCGAAGAAGATCTCGTTCGCCTGCGTGGTCGTGGCGGTCGCGCCGGACGACCACGTGGTGGCGCCGCTGTTCGCGTCGCCGCTGCTGCCCTTGTCGAACGACAGGACCCCGGAGACCTCGTAGACCGCTACCCACAGCTCCTGGCCGAGCCCCGACGACGTGGCGCTGACGACGACAGCCGTCTGCCCGGCCGCGCAGCCCGGGTCGTACCAGATCGCGCCGCTGACCGGGACGCCGGTGCCGGGGTCGGTGACAACGGCCTGCCAGTGGTCCGCCGCGCCGCCGAGCGTGATCCCGGTGACAGACGGGTTGGTGGTCGTGTTGTCACCCGTGACGCAGGCGACCAGGGTGTTCCCGGCACCGGTGGCCTGCGGCAGCGTCACGCTCGCGCTGGCTCCGGCGACATAGACGGTCGCGGCGGCCTGGACGACGGTCAGGGGCATGCGCTACCGCCTCCGCGTCACGCCAGGACGGGGACCTCCCGCACGGGTCAGTTCATCGCCTGCAGCGTGTACGAGTGCACCGTGATCGTGTTCGCGTTGGACAGCGACCACGTGCCGAACACGTCCACCGCGTTCGACACCGTCGAGTCGAACCCGGTGCCCACCGCCGGCGCCGTCTGCGGCAGCGTCTGGGAGTACGACGACGTGCCCGCGCCGCCCACCGTCGCCGCGCCCGCCACGCCGGTGCCGCCGCCGACGATCGCCTGCGACACGAACAGTCCCAGGCCGATGCCGTTCGCCGACGTCCCCGACCCGATCGCCCGCACCGTGAACACCGCGTCCAGCCACCACGACACGTTCGTCTGCACCACCGCGTTCAGCTGCACCGCGCCCAGGTTCGCCACCACGATCGGGGTCGCGATCGTGCCCAGCCGCAGGTCGAACGTGAACGTCCCCGGCGTCGTCACGATGTTGGAGATCCGCCCGGCCAGGGTGAACCGCAGCTGCCGCCCCACGTCCGCCCAGTTCGCCGGGAGGATCGCCCGCGCACCCGACGGGATGATCGACGTCGCCGTGATCGAGGCGGTCAGCGGCGGCCCGTCCCCCTCGGCGGTCATCAGCGTCTCGACCCAGCCTTGCCGGCTCATGCTGTCTCCCTCACGTCAGCGAGATCTGGATGCCGGCGGCGGCGCCGCTTCCACCCGTGATCTGGAATGTGTTGCCGATCGCGACGGCGATGGGCTGGCCGTTGAACGGCCCGAACCACCCCCGCACCCCCGCGGTCGACGTCAGGTCGAAGGAGACGATGCTCCACGCGCTGGTGGCCGTCGCCGACTGGGTGGTCAGCGGCACCACCACCGCGCTGCCCGCCGACGACGTGGTCGACGCGCCCAGGGAGGTTAACCCGCCGGCCGCGTAGCCGGTGCCGTTGACGATCTCCGTGCCCGCCGCGCTCGCCGTCGACAGCGCCGAGTTCAGCCGCAGCTTCATCGCCGTCGTCCCCACCGGCGTGCCCAGCGCCGTCCCCGGGATGCCCGCCGCGCCCGTCGGCGTCAAAGCGTTCAGGATCAGGGACACGAGTGTCTGGTCGATCGCCGCCATTTACCGCTCCTGCCCGGCACCCAGAAGGGGTACCTGCGTGTCGTCGATGCCGAGGCCCGCCAGGTTGAACTGCGCCACCAGGAACGTCCGCTCCCCGGCGTTCACCACGTGGCCGTCGGCGTCCAGGACCCGCCAGCCGTGGTCCGGCTCCCACGCCGGCTCCGGCGGCGCCTCCAGGCGCAGAAGGTGCATCAGGCCACCCTTCCCGG